GACATGACAGAAGCGCCCGACGCGTCCAACCGAAACCTTACCTGTGATACAACGACCGCACCCTCAGCGTCGTTGTCGTCATCGGAGTCGCTCCCATGACCGCGAGGGCCACGCGCTACGCGGTCGGGTCCATCGCCGTCGTAGCCCTTGTCGCGATGGAGCGGTGGCTGATGACGCAGGACTGGACCGACTTTGCGAAGTGGTGCGCCTCGCTCGGGGTCGGCGGGATCCTGGCCGCCTTCATGTTCATGTTCTACCGGCGGGATATGAAAGACCGGCTCGCCAATCAGCAGCAGCAGACGGATCTGCTCACCGACGTGGTGAAAGAGAACACGTCGGCGATTACGACCCTCACGACGGAAATCCGGCTGCGCGGCGGGTGGCTCAGTGAACGGTACGCGCTGCGCAGCGAACGGCACAGTTAGCCCATGCGAGTGGCTTACGCGGATCCGCCCTACCTCGGTTGCTGCGCCCTCTACGGCCACGATCACCGCTCCGGCTGTTGGAACGATCTGGCGACGCACGCGACGTTGATCCACCGACTGACCGAGGAGTTCCCCGACGGCTGGGCGCTCAGCGCGTCGTCGCCCTCGCTGCGCGAGCTGCTGCCGCTGTGCCCGCCTGACGTGCGCGTAGCCGCGTGGGTGAAGTCCTTCTGCGCGTTCAAGAAGGGTGTGCGTCCCTGCTACGCGTGGGAGCCGGTAATTTATCGCGGCGGCCGCAACGCCCACCACCCGCCGCCAGTCAAGGGCGGCAAGCAGACGACGCCCAAGGATTTCATCGTTGCGCCGATCACGCTCAAGAAGGGGCTCACCGGCGCGAAGCCCGACGCGGTCTGCGCGTGGATTCTCGACCTGCTCAACGTGCAGGCCGGGGACGAGGTCGTCGATCTCTTCCCCGGGACGGCGGCGATGACGCGGACGGCGGCGGCGCTCACCGTCTAGCCCGCTAGACTTTCGTCATCCGCGCGCGTTATCCTCCCGCCATCGTGGTTGTCGGCTTCCTCGCCGCCATTCTCCTGACTGTGCTCACCCTTGGAGTGCTCACCATGGCCAAGCTCGCAGACGTGAACGATTCCCTCACCACCCAGACGGCCGCCATCGTGGCCCTCGCCGCCCGCATCCCGGCGCCCGGCGCGGCGACCGAAGCGGACCTCGATACGGTGAAGGCCGGCATCGACGCCAACACCACGTCGATCAACCAGCTCGCGCTGCCCGTCACGACCACCCCGTAGGTGAGTGATGGCTGACCACGTCGCCCCGTCGCCGCTTGGGCCGTCGATTCCCTGCCTGATGCAGGTGAATCCCTTCACGCCGAAGATTGACGGCAGTCTCACCTACCCACAGACGAAACTGCGCGGGGGGTTGTTTTACGTCGGCGAGGCCGATGCCGGGGCCGGCGGCGGCGCGCGCTACGTCTTCATCTCGGACGGCAGCTTCTACAAGTTCGACCCGAAGACCGGCGCAGGCATCATCGGCGGCCCGGAGACCGCGCCGAGCTTCCCGCAGGAAGCCATCCTCGTGTTCGACGGCGCCAAGGTCACGGCGCAACCCGGGTTCGATTGGTTCGCGCTCACGGGCGGCAACCCGCCGGCGTTCGATTACTCGGTGACGCGCTCGGATCAGGTGGCGGGAGCGGTCTAGCCCGTGGCGCTCCTCTCACTGGCGCCGTACTACCTGGGGAAGGCCACGCACGGCCGGTCCCCGTACCCGCCGCCGCCCGATCGCTGGTCGCTGATGACGACCCCGTGGCATTTCCAGGGGCTGCGCGTGCCGTCGCTCCCCATGCCGAGTAACACCGGCTGGTTCGAGCCAGCGCTCGCGTGGGTGGCCAAGACCGACCGCCCCGCCGTCTATGCGACCAAAGACGCCGCCGGCGACCGCCTCTATGGCCTGTCGCTCAGCGGCGCGTACCTCGAACCGGGCCAGCCGTACGAGCAGTACCCGGGCGTCGACTTCTCGCAGGACCTCGCCTCGCTCAACGCGCTCATCGACGAGATCCTCACCGGCAGCCGCCCGGGTCTCCCGCGTGCCATCCGCCTCTTCCTCGCCGGCGACGGCCAAGGCGCCGGCCCCGGCTACAACGACCCGGTCGGCCGGACCTACGGCCACGACTGGCTCGTGGCGAACTTCGAGCGCGTGGCCGCTTCCCTCGGCCCACGCGCCCAGTACATTCAGTTCATCCCGGGCTACGACGCGATCTTCTACGGCTGGTCGCCGGCGCAAGTGGCTGCCTTCGGCAGCCTGTTTGACGCGGTAGTCCGCGTCAAGTACCCGCACGCCGTCCTCGCGCTCGAGCACGGCATCGGCCACCCGCCGCTCGGCGACGGCGCCCTCAACTACGGCGTCGGCACCCAGATGGCGGCCTACGACATCGTCGCGAGTGAGTACAACGGCCAAGGCGGCGACACGCAGTGTCTCGTGCACGACGACAACGTGTGGCAGATTAACGGCCGGCTGCGCTATCCCGACGACCCGTACAATCGGCCGCCTGATCAGCCGGCCGGCGACGACCCCAACCCGCCGGGGTACTTCGCCGACAGCGCCCGCGGCCCCATCCTCCATGAGTGCATGGAGTGGGCGATCTACGAGGACGTGCGCGGCTGGTGTACGCCGGCCGGTATCGAGAACGACCGGGCGTATCTCCGGGCCATGGTGCCGCACTCGCGCGTCGCGTAGACTCAGCGCGCATCCCCGGGAGGGAACCCCATGGGCCTGATTGAGTTCTTCGTCTACGTCATCGTCGTGGTGTTGGCCGCGGCCGCCGCCCAGTGGGTCATTGCGACCTACGCGCCCGGCACCCCCGAGATCATCAAGAAGTCAGTCTGGGCGCTCGCCGCCGTCCTCGTGCTCGTGATGCTGGCGCACGCGCTCGGTCTGTGGGGCTACGACCCGCAGATTCCGCGGTTGCGCTAGGTCAGCCTCCCCCGGCGGGTCGCCGCGTCGACTGGGTCGCCGGGCTCCCCCGGTTCGGCGAACGACGTGGTCGGCTCCCGGGGCGAGTTCGTGTAGAATCCCCGGCATGCGACCCCTGCACTGGGTGGCCCTCGGGGCCTTCCTCACCTCCCTCTCGGCGCTCGTGACGACGCTCCCCACGTGGGCCGCCGCGACGACGCCGCCCTTTGTCGGCTCGGTCCTCGGGATGCTCGGCGCCTTTGCCGTGGCGCTCCTCTCCGGGCCGCCGATGCTCGGCTCGAACTTGGAAGCGACCTCGCAGGCGCTCCACATGAACGCGAAGGAAGGGACCTAGTCATGCTGCGTCGTCTCAACCGGCTCATCGACCGTCGCCCCGAGGTGCTGCCGTTCGCGCCGCTCGTGGCGTTCCTCCTCTTCAGCAGCGTGATCGTCTTCACGGCCTGCCCGACCACCCCGCCGAATCTCTCGCCGGCCGGGGCGACCGCCTTCAACAAGACGCGCGTCGTGAAGGCGCTCGACCTCGTGCGCGACACCGCCATCCTCGCCAATGCGCAGACGCCGCCGGTGCTCTCGACCGACGACACGCGCCTCGTCGTCCAGTTCCACGAGGCCACGATCAAGACGCTGCAGGCGACCGATCAGGGCTGGCAGGCCGCCGTGTCGACTGCCGTGACCGAGTTCAGTAAGACGCTCACCCCGGCCCAGCAGCACGTCATCGCGCCGTACCTCGTGCTGCTTCAGACCCTCATCGCGGGGCTCAGCTAATGGCCACCCCCGTCGAGTCGCTCACCAATATCGCCATCGCCGAACTCCCGGCGCTCATCGCGTTCCTGCGGGCGAAGTTCACGTCGCAGGCGCCGGGCGCGACGCCGCCGACCGATGCGGAAGTGATTGCCGCGTACCTCTCGGCCTGCGCGTCCTCGATCGCCACCGACGAGGCGTGGCTGGCCGCCCACCCCAAGGTGTAAGCTCGACCGCGTGTTCCACCCCGAGGTCATCGCGCGTGCCGAGCACGCGGTGTCGCGGCAACTGGCCGCGACGCTCCCGGGCGGCCGCCTCGTCCGCCGCTCCCTCGACGAACGCTGGACGATGCGCGACCAGCTTGCCTCAGCCGCGCCGAAGAAAAAGGGCGAGCCCGCCTCGCGCGCCCTCACCTCAGCCGAGAGCGACTTCATCACGCACGAGCTGCTCCTCGCCAAGCTCGACTACCGCTACTGGAGTGACGCCTGGGCCGTCATCACGAAGGAGACCCAGGACGCCGCGCCCATCCATCCGCGCTGGGCGTCGCAGCAGCTCTTCCTCGACCACGTCGCCGCCATGGAGATCGACCAGTTCCGCGCCGGCAGCCAGAACGGCGTCCTCGTGAACGTCGGCAAAGCCCGCCAGCTGGGCCTCTCGACCGAACTGGAAGTCATCATGGCGCACGGGGCGACGACGCAAACGGCGCTCCGGGGCCTGGTCGCCGCCGACGTCGAGGACCAGTCGAAGTACCTCTTCAGCCTCTTCGAGGGCATCGTCAAGGAACTCCCGTGGTGGCTGCTCCCGACCCTCGGGGCCTACGACACGGGCCGCTTCTGGTCGACCTTGACCAACCGGACGGAAGTCCGGACCGCCTGGGGCAAGTCGTCCCGCGGCGGCCTGGCCGACGACGCCAAAGCCAAGGGCAACATCGGCCGCGGCAAAACCTTCGGCCGGGTGCACCTGTCGGAACTCTCGACCTGGGAGAAGCCCGACCAGATTGACGACGGCCTCATCCCGGCCATCCCGCGTCGCCCGCGGTCCTTCGCCGGCTTCGAGTCGACCGCCAAAGGTCGGCACGACTGGTGGCACACGCACTGGACGGCGACCGCGCGGGGGAAAACGCGGTTCCGGAACATCTTCATCCCGTGGTACGTCGAGCCCGAGAAGTACTGGGCCGTCCCGACCTCCCTCACCTGGCAGCCCGACGCGGGCACGCTCGCTCATGCGGTGGCCGTCGAGCGCGAGTCGCCCCAGTGGCTCTTCGGGAAGACCGTCCGCCTCACGCGTGAGCAGCTCGCCTGGTACGAGCAGACGCGCGACATGTACACCGAGAAGGGCGACCTCTACAAGTTCTACGAGGAGTACCCGGCGACGCCGGCCGAGATGTTTCAGTACTCGGGCCGCTCGGTCTTCACCGCCGCCACGCTCGAGGCCGTCCGCCGCCAGGAGACCGCGCCGCGGATCCTCAAGATTGAGCCGGCCAAAGACATCGCGACCCTCCGCGCGTGGGAACGCTCTGAGGAGGGGCGCTCAGGCGCCCCGCGGCCATGAGCGAGCCGCTCCTCCTCCCCGCCGGCATGGGCTTCCGCGTGCCCTCGGCCCAGGAACTCCGCGAGACCGCCGAGGCCACGTCGCTCGGTCTCGACCTGCTCCTCTGCTACGAACCGCCCCGTCGGCGCGGCACCTATCGCTACGTCATCGGCGCCGACATCGGCGACGGCCTGGGGCTGGACCGCTCGGTCGCCCAAGTCGTCCGCCAGGGATCGATCGACGAGCCGGACGAGCAGGTCGCCGAGTTCGCCAGTGACACCATCGCGCCGGCGGAATTCGCGTCGATTCTCCTGGCGCTCGGCGACTGGTACCGCGACGAGTCCGGCTACGAGGCGCTCGTCGCCATCGAGTGCAATAACCACGGCCTGTCCACCCAGGACACGCTGCAGCTCCACCTCGGGTACACCCACTTCTACCGGTGGGAGTACTACGACTCGGCCGACCCGTCGGCCCGGTTCAGCACCAAGATCGGCTGGATGACGACGACCCGCACGCGGCCGATCCTCCTCGACAAGTTCCGCACGGCGCTGACGACCCGCGACGCGGTCACGTCGTTGCCTGACCTCATCACCCATTCGCCGCACCTGCACGAGGAGCTGAAAGACTTCCAGACCCAGGGCGCGCTCTGGGAAGCCGAGGCCGCCAAGGGCGCCCATGACGACCGCATCATGGCCGCCGCCATCGCCTACTACTGCACCTGGCGGCTTCGAGCGGGCGAGCAGGAACCGCTCGAAGATCGGCGCCGTCGGCGGAGCGAGCAGAAGCGCGTGCTCGCTCGGGTGGCTGAAGCCACCCAGGCCGGCACCCCCGACTTTCGCAACACGGCCTGCACGGCCGAGGAAGCCACGTCGCTCCCGACCGGCCCGGACGCCACCGAGGCGGCCGACGAAGAGGCGTTGTATGATCTGCGCGCGACGGACGTGAGTGCCCATGACGGGTTCTTCACTATCTAGCCCGCGAGGTGTGTGATGCGCGTCTCCCTCCCTGACGACCTGGTCGACCTCTACTCCCAGTACGCCGACGCCCACGCCCTCCCGGTCGAATCCGTCATCGCCGACCAGCTCGTCCACGCGCTGCCGACGCTCGGCCG